TTACAATCTCTTTTGCAGGCAACGGTGGATTACAATAATCGTTGTTATGTTTTTCAAGTAAATCTTTCCAATTTTCTGGAGAAGACATTTTATAATACAAACCTATGTTTAGCATTGTATTATTTCTACCCCCTTCTGGTATACCAAACTCTGTCAACTGCCGAAGACAAGGTGGTCCTGAAGGTAGTATATCACTGTTTGTTCCTATCACAATCTCTCGTAGTTTCTTTAGACTAATTCTATTCTTCTCTGCCTTCTTAATAAAACTTTCTAATGTAATATCATCGCCTGATTTTGTAATCGCATATCGCATTGTGTATTTGTAATTAAAATACGGCAAGTTGATAAAGTTTCCTACATCTCCTCTTTCTACAATAACTTCTTCTTGCTTTGGAAATATCTCACAGTTGCCATATCCTAATGCCGATGCAAACTCTGCTAGTCTGTCTCGTATCTCTGTTGCCGATATAGGTTCACTTAAAAATATATACAAATGTGCGCCACCACTTTTTGATCTGCACAAAGTAAGTGGTAGTTTTAAACTGTTTATTTTCTTTGCTAAGTTTTTTAAATCTAAATTGTATTCGTCAATGTCTAATGCACCAAAGCGACATTGGTTGTTTTCATCGATAGGTATACTTCCGATACCTTTCTTTCCGTCTAAGTGTTGTTGTACTAAATCCAAAGACAACGGCTCACGGACAATGTAACTCTTTGACATTTGTTTGCCGTGTTTCTTAGAGTCAATAATTTCTGTTTGTCCGTGTGCGTTTGAGAAGCCTCTAAATAAGTCATAAAATTTCTTTGTTAGTGACTCCATACCAAAATCATTTCTCGTAATCTAATAGTAATTCCTCGCCCTCTACAATTGGTCTTTTGGTAATGACATTGTAAATTAAATAGTCATCCCAATCTTGTGTGCAGGCTAAAAAACAATTTGGTTTATCTGAATGATTTATAAAGCCACCAAGTGGTGTTCTGATGTATGTAATAATCATAGGAACTTTTATATGTGTAGCTCCTAAATCTGTTTGTGCTTTTATATTTGTAGCGGCAAATATTCCGTGACCTTCAATCTTGCTTTCTTTTATGCAGAGTTCTTCTGGTAAAGGCTTATAGTAAAATCTATTGTATTTTATTTTCATAACAAGCTATACTTAATTTATTCATACAAAATTCTCCGAGTTAGGGGAGTGGGTTATCCCACTCCCTTTTCTTGTTAAAATGGTACTTCGCTCTCATTAGCATCAGTAGGTGGTAAAGCCGTTAACTCACCACTTGATAAACTAGAATGTAATGATTTACTTTCATTTACATATTCTATTTTGTCTACTTGCTTTTCGTGAACTATCTTCCAAGTATACCAAGAACCTTTGTCGTTACTTTCTTCAACGGTAGTTAGTCTGAACATATTGTACCAACTATCCATAGTCTTACCGACTAAGTTTTGTCCTGCCTCTTTTGGATACTTAAACATACCCATAATAGAAACCCACTCTCTTGATTTTTTTAATTGTGTTTTCTTCATATCCACAATTGCATTCTCCAGAGTGCCGTCATCGTGTACAATCTTTACATAGTGTTGAGCAGTTCTTACCAACTCATTACCATTCTCTAGCATTTCCATACCATTTTCTTTTACAATCTTAGGTAAGTTTTTAGGATTAATCTCTCCTACAAATCCACCACCTTCAGATCTAGGTACGAACTCTAACAGTTTCTTTTGAAAGTATGTTGGTATTACAATAACACCATCATCTCCATTCCAAAACTTTTTTGTCACAGTATTAAAAATACCACCTTGCTCTGAACCTTTTATATATGCAGGGTCTGATTTTTTTATCTGTGGACTTAATGCTTGTAGCACTCTGAGAAAAGGTATCTGAACGTCTTCACTTGTAACTTCTTCAAGACCTCCCCCTGCTAAAGCTCCCTCATATAAATTTACTGCTTTTTTATTATTAGTCTTACTCATCTTTACCTCCTTTGATTTTAGCGATTTGACCAACTTGAGCATTGAATAATTCCATATCAATAGTTTGATTATTCTCTACTCTTTCACGAACCAATTTTTTTAGTGTAGATGGTTCTACCCACACTCTTGCCGTTGTATCCATTCCTTTTTCTTCTAACTCTGATTGAATAGAACGTGCTCTGTTGTCCTCGTTGACACCAAACTTTACTGTCACTTCGTTCTTTATAAAGTCCGAGGCTCCTATATCACGCAAGTGCGATATAGCTTGTTCCCTTTGAATAGGATCTTTTGGCATTGTGGCACTTACAAAAGTAGAAAGTGAAACGGCATTGCCATCTACCTCTACTTTATCCATACCCATCTCTGCCATTTTCGCAGGGATTAAATCAAACAAATAACTATTCTTCTTCTGCTTTAGCATTTTTACTTCTTCTTCTAAAACACCTATCTGTTTGTTTACTGTACTGGCTTGCTTTATCAGATCGCTAAGATCTTTTCCACCTTGGGTAGATAAGTCTTTAAATTTGTCTGCATCTGCTTCGGCTTGTTTCCATATTTCTTCGTTCATTTTTCACATACCTCCTTGTCAGGTTTATTATTGATAATCTCCAATGCCACCACGAAAGGAAAGTTTGACTGGATAGTACATCTTTTCTATTCTATCCCATTTCAAAACAGTAACCTTACCGTTATTAACATCACTGGCAACAGTAACTGCCACACCAATCAAAGCAGGATCGCCAAGCAACAATAAATAATCGTTGTCTGAAAACTTAGTAAGTTTTCTTTTAAATTGGCTAATAATTCTACTCGGATTTAAATGTAGTTGTTCTGTTGGATTAGCTAGTGGTATCAGCTCTCCATACTTAGTAGCAGATATAATATCCACCTTTGGATTTTCCTGCACCACATATACTGTACTCATACATTATCCTTTCTTAGCAATCGTCTAGTGGCTTAGAAAAAGTCTAAGCCACTTGATTGGAGTCACTTGAATAAAAAATTTAAACAAATGTAGAATAAATGTAATTGATAAAAATAATTGTGTCAATACTTGACTTGGGAAAAAATATTCAGATAATGGATTTATGTATAAATTTAAGACCGAACCATTTCAACATCAAAAGGATGTGCTCAAGACATCGTGGTCAAAAACGGTGTGGGCATACTTTATGGAAATGGGTACAGGTAAGTCCAAAGTATGTATAGACAATGTCGGTATCTTGTTTGAGAAAAATGAGATAGATACTTTTGTTGTTATCGCACCCAAAGGTGTATACAGAAACTGGTCAAACATAGAAATACCAGTGCATTTACCAGATCACATAGAAAAAGTTATTTGCGTGTGGAGACCATCGCCAAATAAAAAAGAAAAAGAATTACTGCTATCGCTGTTGAAAGAAAAAGTTCCGGGCGTACTACGAATTTTTGTAATGAATGTAGAGGCTCTGTCCACTGCCAAAGGTACATCATATTTAGCAGCGTTGTTAAAAAAATCGAATACATTTTTAGCGATTGACGAATCAACTGCTATCAAAAATCCAAAAGCCAAACGTACAAAGACGATTATAAAAATGGGTAAAGGATTAAAATATAAACGAATCTTAACAGGTTCTCCTGTCACACAATCGCCATTAGATTTATGGGCGCAGTGTAATTTTTTAAGTCCTACTTTGTTAGGAGAAACAGGTGATAACTTTTTTCAGTACCAATATCGTTTTGCTATTATGAAAAAAGCAACGGTAGGTGCGAACTCTTTTAATATGATAGTAGGCTATCGTAACTTAGATAAATTAGCAGAGTTACTAAAAAACTTTTCTTCACGCATTATGAAAGAGGAGTGCCTGGATCTACCTGATAAAATTTATCTGACACGAAATGTCCAATTAACTGAGGACCAGGAAAGAATATATTCGGAAATAAAAGAGTTTGCCTTGGCTAATATTACTGATGAAGACTTTATGACAGCACCGAATATTATGACACAGTTAGTGCGACTACAACAAGTATTATCTGGTCACACAAAAACGGATGATGGAAAGATCATAGAAATTAAGGATAACCGTCTGCCAGAGCTTATCAACTGCATAGAAGATATGTCAGGTAAGGTAATTATATGGTCACGATTTCGCTACGATATTAAGCGAATTTACGAATCACTTACCAAGATACACGGCTCCAGGTCCACGGTTACTTATTATGGTGATACTTCTGATGAGGACAGAAAAGAAGCCATTGAGCAGTTTCAAAATGGAGATGCTCGTTTTTTTATTGGCAATCCTCAAACGGGTGGGCACGGCATAACACTAACTGCGGCTAACAACGTTATTTATTTTGCTAATAGTTTTGACTTAGCACTTCGTATGCAATCAGAAGATCGTTGTCATCGAATAGGTCAAAAGAAGAAAGTTACCTATGTAGATCTTATTGCAGAAAAAACAATAGACGAAAAGATTGTAAAAGCATTGGTAAACAAAAAGAAGATTGCCAGTTTAGTTATGGGCGATGAATTAAAAAAATGGTTAACATAAAGGAGAAATTATGCCAGATATAACAAAAATGAAAAGTGTAGCAGTTCCAATAGAAACCTACAAAAAATTAGAAAAGTTAAAGAAAAAAAACTCAAGGTCGATAGCTAGACAAATAGCTTATCTTGTCGATATAGCTTACAGTTTACCTTCAGAAAAACAGATGATAAAAAAAGCAATGGAGGATGGATAAATGAGTGAAGAGTCTACACAAAAATTTTATTTAGAAGTGTCAAAAGTATTTGATGGTGACGAAAGTTTAGAACACGAAAAGATTGTAGCACTACTTCGTGTAGCTTTAGAAAAAGGAGCAAAAGGTAAAATGGGTATCTTTACCGTGTGTGATATGCTTGCCGTTGTTCGCAACACAACACTTAAAATGGTAGAAGGAAAAGATGCTAGTTTTGAAACTATTCTAGAAGACTTTTCTCCTGAGAAACGCAATAAAACTTTACATTAAATACCATAAATGATATTTAAGGCTTATGGTAAGTGTGCACTGTAAGTCTGTTTTAAAATCACATTGGGCAGACATTTTGTGTGAGCTAAGAAAAAAAACCAAAATGTCTAGAGAAGAGTTATCTTCGGAATCTGGTGTTGGTGTTAGTACAATAGAAAACTACGAGCGAATGAAAATATCTGAGCCGTCTATTTATAAGATGGAGTTACTTCTCCGGGCGATGGGTTATGAGCTTGATGCTATCTTAATTGAAAGAATGCAAGAATAATTATCTTCTTCTTTTTTTCTTCTGTTCTTCTTTTGGTAATACTCTATATACAATGTCGGGTGGCGCCATAAAATAATAATACTCATTGTGTTTAAAAACCATAATTGTTTTCTGGTGCTGCAACCCCCACTTAAATGGTTTGGCATTATCTTGAATAAGTAATTTAAAAAATGTATATGATTTAGTATTTTCTTTTTCTGTAAAGTACCAAATTTTTTTTGCTTTTAGGACAATAGCATATGGGTTGGAAGTGTGATCTGCTTTCCAACGAACACCTTTATCAAAACTTACTACCTTCTTTATATCCATTTTTTTCGGCTTCTATTATAGCATAACCTATTTTTTGTGCAATTTGGGGGATGATGGAGTTTCCCAAGGCACGGAGCTTAAATACTCTATTGGGTACCCCATAAGCCACTCGACCCACGTTGGGTTCAACGTCCCACCAACTGCTCCCGCCAATCTCCCTTTTTCTTTTGCTTTTTGGTAGTTTGTATTTTTTCCTCTGTCCTTGTAATCCCTTGCCGTTGGGGTCGGTAACAGTTTCTGTCCTCTTTGTCTTAGTCCCTCTGCTATCATCACTTCTTCTTGCAGTATTTTTCCTCCCTTGCCGTTCGGTCTGCTCCCTGGATTTGAAGCTCTCGGGGTTGGCCACATCTGCACCGTGTCTGCTAGACTTAGACTGTGTGTGTTCTTGCCGTCCTTGGATATTCTTCTTCCCGTCTTCGTTAACTTGATGTTCTTGTGTTCGGTCTCTTGTGTTGTCGGTGTCGGAAACATCCACTCCTTCATCCTGGGTGGGCGAAGTGTCGTACCATTCATCATCTCCTGCGCTTCCTTCTCCGTCAACTCCCCCTTCTCCACTTTCCTCCTCATAATCAAAGTCATCCCCTCCGATGCGTGACCGTAACCCTTCGTTGTCGGGGTTGGCCACATCTCCTGATGCACCACTTGCTCCCTCAAGTTCCCAGATCGAGATCTGTTTTTTCGGTTCTTCTGGTTGCTTGAGCAGTCCTCTTTGTCTCTCGGGGGTAGGTGATCCATTGTGTTCGGGGTCGCCCAAGTGTCCAATGATCCATAATCGTTGTCGTTGGTGGGGGGCGCCAACCGAGAAAGCTGGTATATTAAACGTCCTCGTGGAGTAGCCTTGATCCTCCATTTCATCGAGTATTTCGTCCAAGCCCAATTTGACGAGTCCACTAACGTTTTCTCCAACAACCCAAGTGGGTTTTTGTTCCTTGATAATTCGCAACATCTCTGGCCAGAGGTGTCTAGGATCATCTTTCGCCCTTTGATCTCCTGCGACTGAAAAGGGTTGGCAGGGGAATCCCCCACAAATGACATCTGGACGGGTCGGGACTGTTTCTTTTGTGACATTTTTTATATCTCCTAATATCGGGACTTCGGGAAAATGATGTTGCAATACTGCTTGACAGTACTCATCATTTTCCACAAAGCCAATGGTTTGAAAATGACCTGTAGATTCTAATGCTAGACTAAATCCACCGATCCCTGAAAATAAATCAAGAACCTTTAGTTTTGATTTGCTCAACGGCTTCCTCTAATTTTGTGCAGACTAATAATAAATCTTTTCGTTCAACCTCATCAATCGGGTCGTTAGTCTTTAACTTTTCTATCGGGGACTTTGCCACAGAATTTAATTTCATAATAAATTCCAGGCTATGACAAACTTGAACCGATGACCATCGGAACATTATCTCTGGTCGGGATTTCCTAAAACTTTTAAAAAAAATCTTTGTGCGGCATACTATCTTAAATACAATATCTTTCATTATCCTGCCTTAATTCGTTCTAATGCTTTCATTAAGCTCGACTGTGAAATATAATCTTTATGTACAATGTGCCGTTCTAAAATCTCTATTGCCTCTGACCAAGATAGTTTAATCTCTTCGGGTTCGGGTTGTTTATCCTCTGATTTCTGCATACTTTTTCTCCTTGTTTTCTTGATAAGTTCTCTCTGTTAACCAACAACTGCTACATAACCATTTTTCCCATTGATAAACAATAGCATCTCTTTTTTTACATTTATCACATTTCTTTTTATTTTCTTGTGTTGTCATAATCGTTTTGCTCCAGAATTGCGAAATAATTGGTTAAAAAATCTAACTGTTGTTTGCCTTCTTTGGAAAGTTTATCATAGTCCTTACGCAGTTCTGATAAACATCTATATATTTTATCTAACTCGTACAGTTCTATGTACTTGCCTATGTCTTTAAACTTTTCAGTAAATGGTTTTTTTTGAAATCCTACGAATGCCATCTCTTTCTCCTTTCTTAATAGATATTAATTCTAATTTCTTTTGTTTATTCACTATATATTTTAAATCATTATCTCGCATATGGTCAAACAATTTATTGTCTACATCTTTGCGTCTGGGTCTTTTATCAAAACCCAGACGAATTACCACTTCGTATTTCATAGTACTTCTCCCTAAAATACTCCTGCAAATTCATTTCCTTCTCCTACATAATTACCAGAAATGTACAGATCGGGAAACATTTGTTTTAACTTATTGATTACGGGAATAGGTGGCGACCAAGCAGTATCAAAACTTATGGTTATAAGTTCATAGTACTCTTCATCTACTTCAATGTCACAATTACAACTGTTCCATTTAGTGTGCCAATTTTCATTACACCAATCGTACCAATTCGGTATACCTTTTTTCTCGCACCTTATCCTATCTTCTTCGGAAAGATTTCCTCGAAACATATTCTTCGGTGGTGGCACTATTTTATTAAAATCAAGTATCTGTCTTTTTGTGCCATCGGGATATTTATCTAGTGTCGTGACCTTCTTTAAAAAATCTTTGACACTTTTCTTCCTCTCTTTTGTATCTCCCGATACATTGTGAAATTGTATTTCTAATTCGTTTCTAGTCCAATTTGGCATTACTTTCTCCTTTCTGATTATCTAAAAGTTTATCTGATAAATCTTGAAACAAACAATGAATAATGTTTCTCTCCTCTTTATCTTTAATAAGATCAATTACTTTTAAGTACATAATCTGTAAATCGTCAACTGCTCTTGCTATATTGTTTTCACTCATTACTTTCTCCTTTGATAAAATTTATCTTCACCTCGTACTTGTTGACGAAGTTCTTGGTTTTCTAATTCTTGCGTTTCTTCAATCTCGGTATGAAGTACAACCCCAAAGTCATACCCTTCTTTGTAATCGTGTGTGTAGTTGTCTTCATCTCGTACCCCGACCATAAGACCATCGTGTACTCCGTCTTTGAAATCTTTCTTGGTTTCATTCTCATACTTGTACTCGATATCTTTTAGTCGGTGGATCTCATTGACTACATCTTCAATGGAATTGCCACCCATTCCCTCATCAGAGTTGGTGGTCAATCTCTTTAATCTTCTTTTTAATAAACCATTGTCGATGACTAGAGCTTCAAATACTTTCTCAAGCATTCCTTCTAAACATTGTTCATAGGTAGGCGAACTATCGTGTAGTATATCCTCATCTAAATCTTCACAAATGTATTCTAGTGGTTTGTATCTTGCGTCACTTTTTATTCTATATACTTTTATAGAACCATCTTTATTACACTCCTCATAACCATCTTCATCAACTTTATAAAAAGTTATGTCGTGTAAACAAACTTGATATTCTTTACTCATTTTAAGTTCTCCCTTCCTCTTGTTATTTCATAATCTGAACTCCCTAACTCATTTCCGTGATAAGTTACAAGTGCAAAACTTCCATCGTCTAATGGTATTTTAGATGTTACATCATCATATTGATTATAAACTCCATCAGAAAGTGTTGACTGTGTTTCATTTGTCACAAAAAGTATTTCGTCTTCATCAAGTTTCCTATCACACTCAATAGTGTATCTATCAGTACTTCTTGACCAATCTTCAAATCCATATTCATACTTCATACTTCCCCCTTGTTCCATAAATTTTTGTAAGAGAACAAAAAATTTTGTTGCTTATCTGTAAGAGATATTTTTGTATCACACAGTAAATCGTCTGGATCATACTGTGGCAGATTATTCTGTGTACAAAAGTTTTGCAAAATATTGGACATTTGTTTTATGAAACTATCTGTTTCAACTATTTTCAATTCGTCCACCGACTCTGGATAAAATTTTCGTAATACTGTCATCAAATGCACAAAACTATCGGTGTGATGTTCAAAATGTTTATCGCTTTCTACTACATCATAAACTATTAAATCTTTATCCGTTATAGTTACACTATCTTTTCTCATTGATAATGAATAAATTTTTGAACCTAAATTTTTTTGCTCTTTATTTTTTTTAGTAGGGTCTTGTAAATACCATAACTGCATTTCATAATCTTCTTGATTGTCTATATAGTTGTAACCGATACTAGTAGTTACGACATCATCGCCGTAACTACTGTTAGTCCATCTATCAAAATATTTCTTTTTTAAATATTCACTAATCATTTTTATTCTCCTCTAAATTTACAATGTTTAAATGACCACCACCATTGCCCTCTGGATCACGCATAACTTCTACTTGATATTCTTTTCCTCTATACTTTGTTATTAAAATGGGAAAAGGTTCGATATCATTATAGGTTGCATCAAAAAATATTTCTGTAATTGTGTGACCTAATAATTGACTATAGTGTTCATTGTAATACTTTTTACTTTTATCACTTACTTTATGATCATTACTTTCATTCCATATAATATTACTCATTATATATCCTCCAATGTTAATGTGTGTTTATAATAGTTTAATAAAAATTTTTTTATGGTTTCAAAACGATTAGTAGATAACCAAAGCATTTTATACCCTTCATTATCTCTACTCGTTTCCCAAGTCATAAACCCATAAGTTAAACTTTCTTCTTTTGAAAATTCTTTTATAGGGTTTCGTATCGCTAAAGAATATTTATGTATCGTTCCTTCTGCTAAATCTTCTTGACGACTTTTTTCTTCTTCCTTGTCCATAAACCATAATTGTATTTCTGGATCGCTTAAATACTCATCATAATTGTAGGCAATACTAGTAGTAATTTCATCATTCCCATAAGAGGAATTTTTCCACTTACTAAATAGTTCTTCTTTGTATAAATTCATAGTAACTCCTAGTTAAATTAATAATACATATATACTGCCAGATTAATCCATATTTATCAAGTATATTCGAAACACTTTATATATATACTGCTCAAATATATTTTAGTGTTGTAAAATCAAAAAATGGACGAAAAAAAGTGTAAAAGTGTAACGAACTAAAATAATATAGTTAAAAAGACCAGAAATACAGTACTTACAGAGAATATAACTCGTTACACTACTCGTTACACTTGCTATGTTTTCGTTGCACAAAAAGTGTAACGAACTAGACATTCTGACCGATTGCAATTTCCTATTTTTAAAAAACTATTTTCTTTTTTTGATTCGCCTAGTATATATAGGAGTATGACTAGTAAAAATAAGATTGAAAAAATAGAAGAAGATTTTGGTCGTAAACTTACTAACAGACAAAAAGAGTTTGCTAAATACTTTGTAGAAGGAATTTATAGTAATGCAGAGTGTGTTCGCAAGGCAGGATATTCTGATAAGAATGGTATTGCTAGAATACAAGCAAACAAATTGTTAAATCCTAAAATGTTTCCTCACATTACTGAATACATAAATGAACTTCGTGAAGAGAGAGAAAAAAAATATGGTGTTACTTTAATTGGACAATTAAAAAGATTTAAAGAATTAGGAGAAAGAGCAGAAGAGGAAGGTCAATATACTGCAAGTATTAATGCAGAGAAAATTAGAAGCTCCCTAGGTGGATTGACTATCGATAGAAGAGAAACAAATCACTATCACGCAATCGATGGAATGAGCAGAGAAGAAATTGAAAACAGATTACAAGAATTAAGAAGTAAACACCCACAAGCATTTATAGATGCAGAGGTAATAGATGACGCAAAAACCAGAAGGTCTTCTGTGGAACAGAGTAAGAAAAAATCTACCAAGCAGTTGGCACATAACAAGAATTGAAAATCGTTTAGGTGGTGGCATTCCCGATGTGCATATCTGTGCAGATCATTTGCCGTTTTGGATAGAACTAAAAGTAACAAAAACTAACAGAGTTTCTATATCTGCTCAACAAATTGCTTGGAATTATGGGTATTTTAAATCGGGGGGTGTAAGTTTTTACTTGGTCAACCCCCTCTCGACCTCGCACCTATATTTATTTTCGGGGCAATATGGTCGGGAGTTAGCGACCAAAGGACTCGGGTCGGTGGACATCGGGTCGGGGTCGGGGATACCTTGTTTATATTTCG